GATATGGTTAAAAAAGGTTTGAATGCACAACCAGTTAATTCTGTGCAATGGGTTGAAAGAAGTGAACTGAAAGCAAATGATTACAACCCAAATCACGTTGCACCAGTTGAATTAGAATTGTTAAAAACATCAATCAAATTATCAGGATGGACACAACCTATAGTCATAAGAGAAAACAAAACTATAGTAGATGGTTTTCATAGATGGACAGTATCAGCTGACCCAGAAATTCTAGAACTAACTGATGGCAAGGTTCCCGTAGTAGTTGTTGCTGAAAAGATGAATAAAGCAGAACAAATTTGTGCAACCATCATTCATAACAGGGCTAGAGGTAATCACGGAATTGTTCCAATGACAGAAATAGTTAGAAAGCTTAGAGAAAAACACAATTATGAAGATGAAAAGATACAAAAATTGTTAGGCATGGAACAAGAAGAAATAGACCGTTTGTATGATTACCGACCTATGACTGAAAAAGGTAGTCAAGAGGAGTTTTCAAAAGGTTGGGTGCCTGATAACAAGCCAAGAGAATTTGATGAATGACTTTGAAAATAAATATAAACCTTTACCAGATTCAATCTATTTAGCAAAAAGTAAAATTCACGGTCTTGGTCTTCATGCAAAAGAAACCATACCAAAAGAAACTTATTTAGGAATGACCCACGTAGCTATTTTTACCGAACCAGAATGGATAAGAACGCCATTAGGTGGGTGGTTGAATCATAGTGAAAAACCAAACTGTCGGATTGAATATAATTTTTTGAAAACTAAACGATACCTAATCACAGACAAGAGAATATCTAAAGGCAAGGAACTCACAATTAAATATTCTCTTAAACATTATGTATATGATGGTTAGCCCCATTGCTTAGAAGTCCACTTAAACATCTTGGTAGCATTCTCCCATGAATGTTCTAATGCTTCTTTCAATGGTTTCAAGTGCATACCATTCTGTTCATAACCTTCTTTGATGCAATCAAAGTAAGGCAATGCAGGTTCTTGATAACCCTTACGGTTCATTGCATAAAACATAACCTCTGCAGTATCACCAAAGTCCTCTTTCATTTTGTCTTGCAACTTGATCATAAAATATTCTTTGCGATACAAATGTGGGTAACCCTCAAATATATCCAAAGCTTTTTCACAATCATCAGTAATTGTCCAAAGCAAACCCGAAACACTTTGACCCTTTGCAGGTTCAATGTCTGCAACATTACGGAATACCAAGCGCCACTCTGGTAAGTTCATAGTGCAAATCGGTTTAGCTTTTGGACATCTGTATTCCATATTCTCTACGTTAAGATTTGCGCCATAGGCAAAGTACAATCTAATCATTTCTTTTTACCTCCTAGTTTTCTGATAAGTTTGTAATGTTCTAAATCAAGAATGAAAGAAGTTGCACTGTCAAAACGTACATTGAATCCGTATTGAACTTTGATACGTCTTGCAGTTTCTTTCAACCAAGTCTCAAACTCTTCTTCATCACTTAGTGAAACCTCATACATTGAATGGGCAATCTGTGATCTTGATTGTGCAACCAATGTAACTCCACCTTGTAATTCATATTTCATCTGTCTCTTCATCTTCTTGCCTCCATTCTTTTGAAATGTGTTCTTCTGTCTTTAAAGAATCCCTCAAAGATTTGTAAATCTTCGTGAACTTTAGTCAAACCTTTGAACATCATTCCAAATTTATTTTTACTACTGAATAAACAATCTGTACCACATCTAATGGACCTCTGAACATCTGCCGCTTTCACCATTGCACCAGTAAGAAATAACCAAGCAACAATTTTAGTAACGTCAAAAGTTCCACTGTGGTGTCTAAATTCAATAGTTCCGTGATTCCAAAAACTCTCAATGTTGAGTTTCACATATCTTGTGCCAACCATATTGCTAATTTGTCTAGCATTTCTGCATCTATCTATGCTTCTAAAAATCTGTTCTGCATTTTCACCATCTTCATATCTTGCAGTAGGAAAAATTTTATCTAGCAAAGATTCACAGTAAGTATTGTGACTACGTCTTCTGCTAGGTGGCATAATAGAATCTATAGAACTTTCAAACTTGCAATATCTTTTGAACAAGTTTCTAAAGTGTTTGATTCTCCAATCAGAAACACCCCAATGAACGTGTAAACCACAACTTTGATTCATAAAGAATACTGGTGCTTCTCCTAATCTATCCGCATTACGGTTGATCTCTTGAATAGTTAAGAGAAGCTTGTGTAGTTGATTGAATCCTTCTTGTCCTTTCAATATGGGAGTAACGATTTCTAAACCGTCATATGCTCTAGTAGAATTCAAACTAGAATCTGTTTTTATTCTCCACTGGTTTGAACGGTCATTCCAAGAAGCTTGTCGGAATTCAATACCGTGTTCATTAAGTTTATCGTTGAAAACACTGGTAAGTGTTTCTATGGATAACCTACTAAGGAGTTCTATCTCCACCCCAAATGTTCTTTCAAATTCAAATTTCATGTATCAACCTCGTTTTTTTTTATCAACACTATGATTATACACAACTGGGTTATTATTGCAACCCCTATATAGGTACATTTTGTATTTATTTTTACAGAACAACAAAGTATGATGTTGAGATTAACTGAGATTAAGTGATAAAAAAAAGTGGCTAAACAAAAGAAACTTACCAAAGAACTAGCAGAAAAAATACGAATACAGTATGTACAGGGTATTGATGAAGGTACTTCTGAACGTAGGTATCAAACCCTTGATTCCCTTGCTACAGAAAACAATATAGCCCGTGCAACTTTGTACCGATGGTCTAAAAAAGAGAACTGGAAGTCTCAACAAGAAAGATTCCATGAAGAGTATTTACAAAAGCTTGACAATATCCGTACCAAAGAATTGATACAAGAATCTAAAAAGTTTGATAGCAATGCTTTAGGGTTAGCAAAAATATTATTGAATGAAGTGGGCATGACACTGCAAATGAATCAACAAAATAGACAGAACGGCAATCTCAAAGACACCCTTACACCAATACAAATTTCTCAATTATCAAACTCAGCTCTGACTGCTCAAAAACTAGGCAAACTTGCACTGGGTGAAAGCACAGAAAATATGAAACTAAATGCCGAAATCTCAGACACCGACGCATTCAGAGAAGCTATGGAACTGCTTGACGAGGTTGCAAACCAACGCAGAGAAGCAGACGATTCAGCTGTACACTGAATGGTTAAAACAAGCTAGACCTAAACAACTAGCACCAACAGTAGAACATTTTATCTGGTTGATACTTGCAGGTCGTGGGTGGGGCAAGACCAGAACAGGGGCACAAGATATTGCTCTTTATGCACTAAGGAATCCAAACTCCATTTGTGCTGTCGTTGCTCCTACTTTCGGGGATTTGCGTAGAGTTTGTTTTGGTGGGCCCAGTGGCTTATTAAATATAATTCCAAAAGACTGTTACAAATTAAATTATGGAACTAATGGTTATGCATCAAGTTTATCTGAAATAAGATTATTCAACGGTTCAAAAATTGTTGGATATGCGGCAGTAAATCCTGAAAGATTACGTGGTCCACAATTTCATAGAGCTTGGTGTGATGAAGTTGCATCATGGCAGTACCCAGAAGCATTTGACCAATTGATGTTTGGTTTGCGTTTGGGAGACAACCCTCAAGCTGTTATTACTACAACACCAAAACCAATACCGCTTATCAAACAATTAGTAGGTAGAGATGATGTTTTCATAACTAAAGGTTCAACATTTGAAAACGAAAAAAACTTGGCTGAATCTGCTCTAGAGATGATGCGAGAAAGATATGAAGGCACAACACTTGGAAGGCAAGAACTTCATGCAGAAATTGTTGATGATGTAGAAGGTGCATTATGGAATCTAAAATTGATAGATGAAGCACGATTACCACAGAATGACGAAAAAGAATTAACTAATATAGTTGTAGCAATTGACCCTGCTGTTACCAACAATGCTAATTCTGATGAAACGGGAATAGTAGTTGTAGGAAAGGATAACAATAATCAGTTTTATGTTTTAGAAGATGCATCAGGCAAAATGACACCTGATCAATGGGCAAGAAAGTCTATCAACTTATTTTATGATTGGGATGCAGACAAGATAGTTGCAGAAACAAATAATGGTGGCGATTTAGTAGAGAGACTTTTACGTAACTTTGATGTTAATATAGCTTATAGAAGTGTACAAGCTACCAGAGGGAAACTTGTTAGAGCAGAGCCAATTGCTTCCTTGTACGAACAAAGACGAGTACATCATATGGGAGTGTTTCCAGAACTAGAATCACAAATGTGTACATATACAGGACAACTAAGACCAAGTCCTGATAGACTAGATGCATTAGTTTGGGGTATGACCGAATTGAACAAGTCTAAAGGCACTGTAGATTGGAGGATAAGTTAAATGGCATTGATTGATGATATAAGAAATGTTTTTTTAAGAACTGAACGTAAAGAAACCAAACAAGCACAGAATATGGTGGGCTATTTTGGAGTGGGTTCAGGTAATGCAAAAAATTATAAATATCAAGACCTTGCTAAAGAAGGTTATCTCAAAAATGCAATTGTGTACCGCTGTGTCAATGAAATAAGCAAGGGTGCAGGTTCAGTAGGTTATATGCTGAAAAGTGGTGAGAATGTTGTTGAAAATCACCCCTTGATTGATTTATTAGATAGACCCAACCCTTTGCAGTCAAATACAGAATTCTTCAACAGTTTGTTTGGCTTTTTATTACTTAGTGGTAATGCTTATATTTTAAAAGTAGGAAGTGATATAGGGTCACCAAGAGAATTGCACTTACTAAGACCTGACCGTATCCAAATCAAGGGTGGCGGTAAACCTATCCCTGATAGATATGAATATACAATAAATGGAAAAGTACAAAATGTTTTTGATATAGACCCAGATACAGGTAATTCAGATTTGAAACATATAAGACTTTGGAATCCTTTAGATGATTACTATGGTTGCTCACCTTTACAAGCGGCCGCAGAAGAAGTGGATCAACACAATCTTAGTTCTCAACACAATATAAATCTACTAAACAATGGGGCAAGACCTTCTGGTGCGGTTGTTTTCAAACCAAAAGATGACCAAGGTTTTACTGTCAATCTTACTGAATCACAAAGACAACAATTGCTTACTGATTTAAATAATAGATTTGTAGGTTCAGAAAATGCAGGGAGACCTATGTTGTTAGAGGGTGATTTTGATTGGAAAGAAATGGGTTTAAGTCCCAAAGATATGGATTTCATAAATTTAAAACACATGAGTGCTACTGATATTGCTTTGTGTTTCGGTGTACCAAGTCAATTGGTTGGTGTTCCTGACAATCAAACTTATTCTAATGTTGCAGAAGCTAGACTTGCTCTATATGAGGAAACAATCATACCGCATCTTAAATTAATACAATCAGATTTAAATGAATGGTTAGTACCAATGTTTTCTGAAGATTTAGAATTCTGTTATGACTTTGATGGCATTCCTGCACTTGCTGAAAAAAAGCGACAGACTTATGAAAACGTTACTTCTGCTGTTAACACAGGGATTATGACTAGAAATGAAGCAAGAGAAATAATAGGTCTTAGTCCTGTAGATGGAGGAGATGAAATATATATTAATGCGGCATTGATGCCTATAGGGTCGCCTATTGTAGAAGAACCTGAAAATCCTATAGAAGAAGAAGATGAAAAAGAATATGAGGATTATTCACAAGAAGATTGGCTTGATGAAGAAGTTTTTTTAGAAGATTCTAAAGACGAAGTTACAAACTTTCCCAACAAAGGTGATGATAAAAAAGTGTCTTTACGTAATTCTGAATATCCACAGTTTGATTATCGTTTTGCAAAAAACTTGAAAGAAGTAGGAGTGGGAAAAAAGATATGGACAGCAGGTGGCAATATTAGAGGCAACGAAGCATTCATGTTGTGGGGCAGAGCCAGAGAAGGTTCAGAATCCCCTGCTGTAATTAAATGGATAAAGGAACGTGAAGCATGGGCGGCAAGACATAGTGTGGTAGATGGCAACCAATTTGTTGGTGGCAAAGAACCAAATATGTCTAATGTTGCAGGAGTGGTAGCGTTAATTAAGTGGGGAGTTATAAATCCCAAGTTAGGACAACAAGGCATGAAAGATGTGATTCTTGAACTAACAAAAAAATTAGAAGGTCGTAAAGAACCAAAAGAATTAGTATTAGAGGAGATAGAACCGTTAGATACAGATGAACACATAGAAATAGTAGAAGATTTCAAACAAGTTTCTGCAAAAGTGAAAGAAGGTTTGAAAAATAAAGTAGATAAACATAATGAAAAATATGGTGATAATCCTAAAAAAAGAGCAACGGTAAGAATGTTGGAAGCAGTTTTCCGTAGAGGTGTTGGTGCTTATAACACAAACCCCGGCAGTGTCAGACCAAGAGTATCAGGTCCAGATCAGTGGGCATATGCAAGGGTCAATTCTTTTTTAGCGGCACTTAGAACAGGAAGATTCCAAGGTGGTAAACATGACCAAGATTTATTCCCCAAAGGACACCCTCTCTCTTCAAAATAAAGAACTCTATACCTTTCGTAGAGGTAGGGTTTCTGTTGCACAAGAGATAAGGCGACAAACTAATTTTCGTAAAAGATACGAGTCTTTTATTTTTAAAAGATTGAATACAGTATTTAGAAGATTTCTTAATACAACATTATTTCTCTACACCGAGACAGGTGTCTATCAATCAGAAGTGGCAAGTAATAGACTGCTTGAAGAGTTAGAACCCGTGTTACTTTCATTTTACAGAAGAGTTTTTCTTGCAATGTTTCAATCTAATGAAGGGTTTTATGAACGGTTTAGAAAAGATGATGCTATGGTTTTTGGTAGAAATATGGATATTGAAATTATGGTCAATGAATATTTCAGAACCAAAACACTTATATTGACAGGTATTGCTCAAAGACAAGCCAATGCCATTCAGAAAGAAATACAAAAGCTAAGAGCAGAAGATTTAGCAATACCAATTATTGCAAGGGGCATACAAGAAAAGTTTTCTAATATTTTTCGTAATAGATCC